ACGTCGAGGAGTTCCAGAAGCGCGACGGCAGCAGCGGTAACAAGCTAGTCGGCACCGTGTCGGCAATCAGCCTGATCGGCGGAGCGCCGCAGGAACAGCGTCAGGCAGCACCGCAGCGCCAATCCGCACCGCAGCAACGGCAGGCAGCGCCCGCTCCGGCCGACAACTTCGACGACGACATCCCCTTCGCCGACCCCTACCGCGGCGCCCGCTCGCTGCTGATCTGATCCACCCCGGGCGCCCCGCGCGCCCTCCTCCCCGGTACACACCCATGCTCATAGACAACCATGCCATAGCGCAGGGCGAGGCTCTGCGCGCGCAAATTGACGCGGCCACCGATGCGTTCCTCAATGCAGGCGGGCGCATTCAAATCATCGACGGATTCCAGTACCGCCCGATGCCTGAGCGCACCTGGAACAACAACCAGGGCAACCGTGCGGCCGAGGATGCCAGCCGGCGCCGCGGCGTCAAGAACAGCGCCATGAAGAAGCGCTCCGGAAACACCGACAAGCACCGCGAACAGCGGCAACGCAACGTCGACTCGATCCTGCCGCTTCTCAAACAGGGGCTCAACAGCGTGCAGATCAGCGAGAGGATCGGCATCGACTCCCGATCGGTGCGCCGCATCATTACCGACGAGGGGCTGCGCGAGAAGTTGTGAACGCCCCGACCTACTGCCGCACCTCTGGCCAGCGAATTGGCATCTGTGACTGCTTCCGCTGCCGCCCACCGGAGGCCCCATGCGAACCACGATCTGGCTGCACAAACCCACGAACACCCGCTACTACATCGCCCGCAGCAACGGCGCCGCACACCTGATGCAGGCGCTTAGCGGCTTTCGCTGGGCCGTAGAGGCTGAACTGAACAATTCGGAACTATGGAGTCGAGTATGAACGACACACTGAAAGCAGCCGGCCGGATCGGCGCTGAGCTGGGGGCTGCGAAGGCGGAGAACGAGAAGCTACGGGGCTTGGTTCGGCGATACGTTGACCTGTTCGCCGATGTGAGGCTGGCAGGCCAAGCAAAGCTGCTTGACGCAGAGGCGCGAGCCGCCCTATCCCCGCAGGCCGAGCCCACCGACACCTACACCGCCGTCGACATGGCCACAGCCGCAGCGCAGGGGTTCAGGGATGGGCAGGCGGCAGTAGAGCAAGCCGCGGTGAAGGATGAGCGGGAGGCGTTCGAGGCGTGGATGGTTGAGGTTGAAGGGGCGCGCATTCGACCGCGTTTTGACCGAGTAACTGCTGGCCCGTTCGCGGACGAATACAGGGATGGGCGAATACAGGGCGCATGGAATGTCTGGCAAGCCCGAGCAGCCCGCCCCGCGCAGACCGAGCAGCCGGTCGCGGTTAACCCTGACCCGCCAGAAATGATGATCCGCTGGCACGAGAGTCCAGAGTCTGTACACCGCGCTATGTGGGAGTCTGTAGCAATTAGAGAGGGCATGACCTACGACGAGCTGTTGGCGGAAGGTGTGACCTGCGGCTTTGACGAGAGCGGCAACGAAGTCGAGATGGAGGCTGGAGCAGACATCGAAGGCATGCGCATGCAGGGCTGCTGGGCTTTCGTTGACACGCTGAACAGCTGCATTCACGCATGGGCGGCACCTGACACTGATCGCGGGCTCGTGCTGCACATGCTGGCTCATGAGATTAGCCATGCTACCGGTACGCCGCATCCGGATGGCTTTCAGGAAGAAATGCGCGCCGAACAGTTCGGCCGGGTGGCTGCGGCGGCATACAGAATGTTACTCGACAAAGATCGGCCGCAGTGCACCGCACCGGCTTGCGGCTGTGCCGATGCATATTGCATGGCCTGGCCTGACGAAGCCGCCCCCATCGCGCAGACCGCCCCGCAGCCGGAGCAGAGTGATTCAGCATTGCTCGACGCACTGTTCATTGGTCAGGTCGCAGCTGAAAAAGCCGGCATGCTTAACGGCACATCGAACTGGGCGCTCTGCCTGCTCCGGCATATCCGATCCGCCCTGTCCGCCACACCCAGCCCCGCCAAACGAGGTGATGCATGAGCAAGGTATTGGTTGATCGGGAGCTGCTGGAAAAGGTCTGCAACTCGAAGGTAGACAGGATCGGCAACGCCGGGTTCTGGTCAGCACTGGAAGAATTGTCCGGTGCCCTCGCCCAGCCCGCAGAGGCGGAAGGGGTGGAGGTGGTGGGCTTCCTTTACAAAAACAACGGGCAGGCCCTGACGGCGGCGGACATGGATGCCGACACGTTTGCCTTGATGGCGCGATCTGACTTCGACGGCGAGGTTGAAAAGCTCGTGCGCCAATCCGACCACCTCGCCGCCCTGTCAGCCAGGACCGCCGCCCTGTCTGCCGAGCGCACCCGCGCCGACGTTGCCGTGGCCGATGCCAACGATGCGGAGCGTGAATTGGCTGCCGTGACCGCCGACCGGGATAGGCTGCGGGATGCAGCAGGAAAGGCCATTGCTTGGCTGGACGCAGAGCAAAACGGGTCAGGGGTCGTGATCAATCGCAGAATCAAGCTGTGCCGTGACGCAGAAAACTCGCTGCGCGCCGCCATGGCTGCGAAGGAGGCGTGATATGCGCAGCCGATACCTGTACCACCTGAAAGACATAGCCCTTGGGATGCTGGTTGCCTGGCGTCACGTCCCGAGCCACGTCAAGGAAACAGGGAGCGCGCTGCGCGAAGCCGCTGCCGCTCTCGGCTGGTTGGCACTTTTAATCCTGGCGCCGATTCTGCTCCCGCTCTCACTGCCGATGGCAGCGTACGCCGCGTGGCACGAACTGCGCACGGCAAAGCGCCGTGCACGATTCAAAGCGCAAGCCGTTGAGCGTCGCGCCGAAATCGACCAGATGGCGTTCGGCAGCGACAGCGACTAACCCCCTAACCCCACCCAAACACACAGCCTGCCGGCGAGAGTCGGCGGGGAGGAGTTCGTATGGCCTGCGAAATGTGCACGGATCCAGATGGCAATTCGTGCTTTCCAGATTACGGCCCGGCGCCGCACACCTGCTTCTACAGGATCCCGGGCGCCGCCATTGGACAGAGCGTTACCTTGCCGCGCGATCAATGGCCCGACAACTTCCAAGAGGATCCAGACGTGCCCGGTTGCGGCACGTACTGGTGTTCTCATTGCGGCGAAGGCAAGCCCGAAGCCGCCTAACCCCACACGCAGCAGGAGATAGACATGAGCCAGCTACAGCTTATGGCCGCTGAGGCCGCGCTGCAGAAGATGCTGAGCGATAAGCACTTCAGCATCTGCACCATGGATCGAATCATCGACATGCTAGGGATCAAGCCGGACAAGGAGGCATACAGCATCCTCAGCACCCTTCACTGCATCGACTACAACGCGATGCGGCGCGAGCTGATAGAGGCTTTGCCAGACCTGATCCATCGCGTGCTGCAGTCGCCTTCACTTGAAGCGAGCCGAATCAACATCGTAGAGAGCGGAAACGTCCTCAAGCTGGTCAGGCACTAGGAGATAGACATGCACACAGACAAGGCGAGAGCAGAGTTCGAGGCGTGGTGGGACAGTCAGCCTCACCGCGAGCAGTTCGAGGATTTGAAGCAGCAGTTCTGCAACGTGGCGGTGGCGTTCTACCAGAAGGGGCGGGAAGGCGTCGTGGTTGAGTTCAACGATATTTCTATGAGCCAGTACGCCAGCATCTCGTCATTCAGGGCTGCTGAGGCCATGCGGAAAGAAGACCGCGCCGCCATCGAGGCAGCCGGCGTAACGGTTAGGGGGTGAGGGATGGGCGCAGAGAAACTAGAGAATCTGCCGGAGTGGTTCCCCGACAAGGTGACTGAGCAGCAGATGGCCATGATACTTGGCACAACCGATCGAGCCCTAGAAGGCAGGCGAAGCCGGAACCAGATTCCCGAGGGCGTCTGGAATCGCATCAATGGACGAATCTACTACAGCCGATCAAGGTACGAAGAATGGCAAGAAAGCCTATGGCACTGCCCACCGGAGTTGAGCTACGCAACGATACGATCCGCATCCGATTTAGCTGGAACGGAAAGCGATGCTCAGAAACCCTCGCCCTCCCCCCGACGCAAGCGGGCATTGCCGCTGCATCCCGTCTACGCGATCAAGTAGTCCAGCAGATCAAGCACGGCATCTTCGACGAGCGTAAGTATGCCGAGCTCTTCCCCGGCTCGCCGAACGCTATCTCCAGCGTCTCGCGCGGGTTCGGGCAGTACGCCCAGGTCTGGCTCGACAGTCGATCGATATCAGAAGGGACGCGCGACAACTACAAGTCGGTGCTCAACATCTGGTGGATGCCGTATCTGGCCACAACCCCGCTACCCAACCTGACGACTGCCTTCATGCGCGAGCTCGTCGTCCAGATCCCCTGGACCTCGGACGGCGTGAAGGCGAACGCCATGAACAAGCTGAGCACCATTCTCGAGTCGGCGGTTTCGGACAGGCTCCTGACGGAGAACCCAATTCAGGCGCTGGACATACCGACGCGGACGGAAGCGAAAGTTGACCCGTTCACGCAGGATGAGGCAGACAGGATCATTGCCAGGCTCTACCAAACGGAACACTGGCCCAGCCAGATATACGCTGCGTTCTTCGAGTTCGCTTTCTATACCGGCATGCGGTTAGGAGAGATCGCCGCCCTTCGCTGGGAAGAGGTCGATTTGAAGAGGCGTACGGTCCACGTCTGCAGGTCCGTAGCAAAGAAGAAGGTCGTCGAGCGGACGAAGACCAAGAAGGATAGGTTTGTCCTGCTGAATGACCGGGCGGTGCATGCCCTTCTGTTCGCCAAGCAGTACGCCGAGCGGCGCGCGGCCGGCTCCGGTAGGCTGACTGACTTCCCGTTCTGCTTTCCGCCGAGCAAGAGCTCTCAGTTCATCCAGCAGACGAGTGACCTACATCACCAGTGGCGCCCGACGCTAAAGGCGCTGGGTATTCGCTACCGGCCCCCGTACAATGCGCGCCACACCTACGCAACCATGTGCCTGATGGCCGGAATGACACCGGCATTCATCGCCAAGCAGCTCGGCCATTCGATACAGATTTTGCTGTCTCGGTATGCCCGCTGGATCGACGGCGAAGGCGATTGGGCCGAGATGCGCAAATTACAGTTTGCCCCAAAAGTGCCCCAAGCGTAGCACCACACCTCTGAAACCCGCGAGATAAAGCCTCTTGATTTCTACCGCCAACATCACCATGCAGTTCTAGTGGGGGTTTTGGCGGGGTAAGCTTCACGTATTTACTGGGCTGCAGGCCCTCACGGGCCCACGAAAAACCGTACTCTGCCCCAAAAAATGCCCCAAGATTTGGCCCAACTCAGCAGCGCATAGAGGAGCTCAGATGCCCGTCCGAATCATCGTCTGCGGAGGCCGCGACTACGCCGACCGGGCGTTCGTGTTTCAGGTGCTCGACAAGATCCACACGCTCCGCGGGATCTGCGAGGTAATACAGGGCGAGTGCCCAACTGGAGCTGATCGATTTGCTCGAGAATGGGCAATCAACATGGGGCATGAGCCAACCAGGTGCCGAGCAGAATGGGAGAAGTACGGCAAGCGCGCCGGACCGGTCAGGAACCGGCAGATGCTCGAGCTGAAACCTGATGGCGTGGTCGCATTTCCAGGCGGTCGCGGTACAGCAGACATGATCGCCGCAGCACAGGAGGCCGGAGTCCCGGTCTACCGTCCTCGCCCGTCCGGGCAAATCTAATCCCCCTTCGTTACTTCCCTCGCCCACTCCTGCAGATACTCGAGTGCGGCTTGGTCCTGCTTCATTCCTCGGCGGATATCCCAAACAGTTCGTCCAGCTGCTGCACTGAGTTCGACGCTGGCTGCATCGCCCACGCTGCCGGGGCCGGTGGCGGCGGACACAATGGCGTCGGCTCTGGCAACCTTGACCTCGATCCGCAGGCGGCGACGCTCATCATCAGCAGAGCTATACAGGCGCTCAAGGCGATCGTTTTCGGTGAGTGCATGGTTCAGTTTCTCGGTTGATTGTTGGTCAGCCTTGGCCAGGCGCTGCTCGAGCGCGAGGCGGTCGGCCTGCTGCTTGAGGATCAACGCGGCATTCGCCTCGGCAACCTGGCGCAGGAATGTCTCGTGAGCCTTCGCCTGATCCGCAAGGCGCTTGCCGTAGGCGTTCCCCTGCCACTGCCACGCCCCGGTAGCAGAAAGCGCCATCAGCGCAAGCACAGCGGCTCCTGCGGCTATCAGCTTGTACTGCTTGAGCAGGGCGATCATCGCATCACCTCTCGCACGGCAGCGGCGAATCTGGCTGGCCAGCGCTCGGGGTGAGGTTTTCCTGGACGCCAGCACCGCTCATACAGCGCCCAACCGCCAGCCGCATCATGCTCGCCGGGCAACGGTTTCGGATCTGTCCAGAGCAACAATCGGCCGAAGGCGAACGCCAGCACGTCATCGTGCTCGAGCGCAGCCCATACCGCGGCAGGCTCAGGCGCAACACCTCGAGCAGCGCACACACGCCTGGCATGGTCGCGGCTCGCAGGGTGATTCAGCACCCCGCGCACGCCACCGCCTTGCTCGAATTGCAGTAGCCCGCGGGCCGGCCCGGTAGGCCACTGGCGGCGCCGCTGCTCCGGATCTTCCTGCTGCGTGATGGCCAACAACATAATCTCAGCCTCTCGGCTCGACATCCGCGCAGGCAGCAGCGCGAGAGCGGGCGCTATGGCTCGCTCCCGTATTTCAGAGAGGGTCATGATTTTCTTCCAGGCAGAAAAAAGCCCGCGCGGGGCGGGCCGTGGAGTTAGGCGGCAATGGTGCCAAAAGCCTTCCAGGTGCCAGGCGTTCCAGCTACGGTGCAAACCCAGCCCATCGCACCAGAGGGCGCGGGGGCGGTGTTGTGCATCACGTTGCCGACGAACCAGTAGCGGGCGACGGGAGCAGCAGAACCGTGCGCCTCGACCTTTGGCGACTTGCTGCCGCCAGAGCCAACCATCAGCGCAGTCACGTCAAGATGCCGACCGACTGACCCGGCCTTGATTGCGGTCAATGGCGCGCCACATGAGACCAGCTCGACGTAGCTCGATGCCGCGTCAAACACGGTATGTGTGTGATCGATCTCGAACGTGTCTGCGGCGTGGGTATTCGCTCCCTGCGCATCCACAAACACATTACGGGTCGTTCCGCCCAGGACGGTATTCCACTTGACTACGAATTTCGTTGCTGCCGACGCCCCAAAGAAATTCGCCACCAGCAGCGCGTAGGCCACAGACGCGCCGCTATAGGCGTTGCTGATCGTGTTCCTCTCGACTTCAAGGCGGTCGAGAATCGACCCCGGACTGAGCGTGCACATGATGGCCGCGCGCGAGGCCCGCCCGCCCTCGTCTGCCGTACCGTTCCCCCGATGACACGCGTTCAGTAACCGATTATTCGCAATACGTGCGCTGACGATCTTGGTCCCTTCGATATTCACGACAGCACGGCGTGCCTTTCGCACCTCGTTGTTTTCCACGACAAGGTGCGAAACCTGAGAATGATTAATCAAGGCATCAAATGAGGTCGCGTAGGCGACTTCCAAGCCTGTCGATTCAACGATATCAACCGTATTCCCACGAATAATTATCAGATCGGTAGGAAGGATGTCGGCAGGGGGCGACCCGGTGTCATTGGCGAATCTCACGATGGCTTCGGCGTCATTGACCGTCGCCGCGAGCAGCAGAATGTTGTTGTTGAGGATCTCCAGAAACGACTTGCGGTTCGCCGTGTAGCAGAAGTCCATCACGAAGGTCTTGCACTGGCGCGCGTAGTTGTGCGCGATGCGGAACTGCGAAAAGTCGTAGGCCGCGCCGGGGTGCACAACCTGACTCACGGCATTGGCGAACACGTTCATGCCGAAACACAGGTTGCCGGTGATGTCGTTATAGAGGCAGTGCGACTCAAAGAACGTGCTGTTCTTGTCCGGCACCGCCCCGAAACACTGGTTCCCGGCATATCGAGCTTTCGTCCCCGTAATGAAAAAAACCGAGTGGTCCGAGTTCGACGGGTTGGACGAGTACCCCGGCGAATAGATGCGGTTGTCGCTCGCATCGAACGAATCCACCTTCTCATACGAGAAACATTGATGGCCGGGGTTGCTAGTGACATTTACATTCTTGACGGTAAAGTTTCCGTTCGCCACCTCCCCAGAGTTGGAATAGATCCGCACCACCTGGCCGTCGATATAGTCCTTGGTCTGGTTGAGCAGAGGCGTATACAGCACCCTAAAGTCTCGAACATGGAACGAGCCAACCGCATAGGGCGTGTTGTTGTTCGCACGAACCCTGAAGTTTGCAAATAGCGCTCCAACATCCCCGCGATAAATCCCATCAACCGGACTGGGGCTAAGGTACTCGCCTACGCGATTGGACTCGTACTTGATCACCGTCGCGTCGCCGTCACCGTACACGGTTACGCCGTCGCCGATTTCGCACACGGTATAGAACTCATTTTTGCCGGTGATGGGCAGCATCGCCAGGCCGCGTGGATCGCCAGAGTTCAGGTAGTAGGTGCCGGCTGGCAGGTACAGATAACCGCCACCTTTGGCGACCAGCGCCGCCATGGCCGCGCGCAGGGCCGGAGCATCGTCGGTCACGCCATCGGCCACCGCGCCGTAGTCCATGATGTTGGCCACATCGCCGAGCTTGTCCGCCACCGTGCGGCCCTTGTAGCCGACCATGTCGGCGCCATCCGCAGTGGCCAGATCCTGGCGCAGCACCGCATCGCCGACCGAAACGAATTTTGGCGCATCTACTGCCCAGTCGCCATTCAGCGAGTACGGTAGCGCCAGCTCGGCCTTGGCCCGGTAGAGCTCGCCGTCTTTGCGAAAAACCTTGTTGTAGCCATCAACGACAAGGCCGGCGGCATAATCGCCAATGACCACGAGCGAGGCGCCTTGCTCGAAAGCATCGTACTGCGCTTGCATATCAACGAGGTTCTGGTCGGCTTTTGCGACGGCCTGGTCAGACTTTTCGTTCGCAGCGTTAGCGGCTGACAATGCTTCGTCGGATTTGTCGTTGGCGGCATTGATCTCGGTCTGTTGTTGCTGATCGATCATGATCAGCTTATCAAACACGTCTTCGTGTACCTCTGCATAAAACTTGCCTTGGTTGCGCAAGTCGGTCAATTGCAGCAAATCGACGTGACGGGTGACCTTTACTTTCTCAACGGAAAGCGGAGCTGCCGTGAAGGTAATCGTGCCTCCGTTCTCATTGCCCGCACCGGTGACGGTGTAATCCGAGTTCAGCGAAAGGGGCGTAGTGACACCCGTTACTGTGTTGGTCGCTTCTACGATCAAATCGGCTGACGAATTGAACTTGAACCCGATCGGAAAACTGGTGGCAACACCGTTTCCGACGAAGGCTGCAACGTTGGTGCTGGTTTGAACGGTCATGGCCGGTCCTTTCGTGCGGGCAATAAAAAGCCCCGCTCATTGGCGGGGCCTGGAATTTGGGCAATAAAAAACCCGCCGAAGCGGGTCTTGTGGTTAGCGAATTCAGCCGTCTTTAAGCCAACTAATCAGTGGCTCTGTAGTTGCTCGATGGGCGAAGACAAGCCAGCCCCCTATGACAGCGGCCGCCGCCGTCGCTAGAAGCCAAATTTCTTGGTGAATCGCCGCGCTATAGAGCGCCATGGCTGCGGAGCGGTACTCGGCCGTGCGGCCCGTATAAAATGTCGCATCCATGAAGACTCTGCGATGCTCAGCCTGAGCATGCGTGTAGTCCTGAAAAAAGATCGCCAGAGCAAAGGCTAATAAAACAGCCGCAGCAGCAACCAGCAGAACCACACCAATGCGCTGCGCTCGGCCGAGTGGTTCGGAAAGCCCAATCAGCGGGTGGGCGCCTTTTCGGCACGCCAGCAAAAGCCTAACGACAAGAGATGCCGTCAACACAACGGCAATAAGATCTGCCGTCGCCCATGCTGACCAAACTTCTGTTTCCGGAACGATATCGCCCAGGTCAATGGGCCCGCCAATGATCGGGCCTCCTGTATAGATCGTCACACCCCCTCCTTAGCTAAGCACCGCAGCCGCCCATGCAGCACCGATGCAGCCTGCCATAATCAAGAGCCACCAGAGAAACCACTGCATTCCTTCCTTAACGGCAAGGATTGCTGCGGGTATTGATCCAATCCTGCCGCCATCAATATCCGTAGCTATCGAGATACCCACGAAAGTCGCCGGAAAGAAAATAGCCATCGCGATATAGGCAGACCATGGCGGAGGCGCCGCAGCAGCTCCAATCGTTGCGAGCAGGACTGGTGCCACGACAATCCACAGCAGTGATATAACCACGGACATAGACATCCTTATCTGAACACGTCGGAAACTGTATCGACCACCGCACCGGTAGTGTCGAGGTAGTTCCGAGAAGGCGAGATTAAGAAGCGCTGTGCGTTTTCTTTTTCAATTCGTCTTTCCATCCTACGAAGTGATCCAGGATTCAGCGCCTCTTGCAGGCTATGAAGGAACAAGTAGTCAAGCGCTGCGCGAGTGTAAAACAGATTTGCGAAAGGCGTATTCTGGATTGTGTAACGCACAGCCGCCGCTGCCGTATCGTCACCATCGCGCGCCCTAGCGAACAGGTCATACCCGCCGTCGATCAGGCCCAGCGTCGGACCTGACAGCGACTGCGTGAGCCCGCCGCCGAAGCGGTTGGCTTCACCGAACAGGAAGTCACCGTACAGCCCGAGCGCGCCACCCTGCAGCATCGCCGCCACCCAAGTCTTGGGGTCATCTGCCGGCCGAGGTTCGCGTCCTTTCAGCAGATCCTTTGTGGCCATGGCGCCATAGCCGAACAGCGTGGTCCACAGCATCAGCTGAGCGATGCCGAGCTTTTCGCCGTTGCCACTGCGCATAGCCTGGATCAGTTCGCGGCCAGGGTTTGCACCGTAGGCACCTGGCTTGTAGCCCCGCCCATACAGCTCTCGGCCGAACGACTTCTGCAGAATGGCCACAGGGAATGCCTTGAACTGACCGACGAACCGCAGAAGTTCGCCGGCTACGGTTCCGGGTTGAGTGCCGCGGCGCATCATGGCGCGCGTCCTGGCGTCCGGCTCGATGACGGCATAGCTGGCCCGGTCAGTGATGTAGCTGCGCAGGCTGCCGCGCAGCTCCTCGCGCAGCTCAGCAACAGCCGCGTCGTTGACTGTGCGACCCTTGCTGGTGAGGTATCCGGCGAGATCCGCGTCAGCGATATCGTCGATGCCCTGGGCTGTCATGTACTCGCGGCCGTCGGCCTGCTTGGCTCCCGTCCTCCTTACCAGATCCCACTTGCCAGCATCGAAGTCGAACAGCTCAAGCGTGCGCCGCAGATCAGGGTTCATCTGGTCCCAGTTCAGTGAACGGTTGTAGGCCAGGTGATGGCTCATCATCAGCGCCGCGGTGCTGCGCATGGCGTCCGTCCACCAGGTCAAGCCGTTTACCTTGAAGAACCGTTGCTGCCATTTGCTCATCTGCCCGCCAAGCGAATCATCGGCGCTGAACTTGCTTACCACCTCGCCGCGCACGCTGTCGAAGAACACCCCCAGAGTCGAGAGAATTTCCCGTTGCTCAGCTGGCTTGCGGCCCTTGACCATGCCGCCGATCAGTGCGCCCATGGAAGACAGCATGCCCTTGCCCTGGTAGCGCATTTCGCTCGCTGCAACGGGAAGGTCCGTCACGGCTGAGATGACCGCGCCGCCCAGCTTGGCCATTGACTGCCAAGCGCGGAGGTTCGAAGCCACCCTGGCGCCAACATGGTTGACAGCCATGCGGGACGTGCCGTCGATTTCCGAGAAGCGTGTCTTGAGCAGCCCGTTGCGATCCTGCTGGAATTTGCGCAGGCCTTCCGGGTCATTCTTCAGATCAAGCTGAAGCTCGTCGAGCGCGGCGCTCCAGTTGCTTTCAGGGTTGGTGCCCAGGCGACGCATCAGGCCGGTGCTGTCACCCGAGCGGTCGAGGCCACCAAGGAATGCTTCGCGCAGCGAGCCGGTGCCGTAGACCTTGTTGTACTGGTTCCACGCAACGCCGTCCTTGAAGTGCAGCACGCGCTCGGCGCTGACCTTCTTGGCCAGGTTGCGCGGACCTTTAAAGCCTGTCGGTTCTGGCGTGGTAGCTTTCAGGTGCACACCAGAGACCAGATTGTTGTAGGTGGCCAGCAGGAAGCCATCTACGTCCGAGCCAGCCTCGAAGGTGCGTTCGTCCAACAGCGGCAGGATCTCGTCGCGCCATTGCTGGAAACCGGCGCGCTGAATCTTGTACGGGTCGTGGGACTGGCGCACCACGTAGCCAGGCAACTTGCGGATGAAAGCGCCCGCGCGGTTCGCGTCGATCCTGGCCGTCTCCTGGTATTTCTGCATGATCTTGGCGATCGACACGGCTTCCTTGCTCAGGCCGTCCAGCGGACGATCCATGCCGATACGCCAGAGCGAATCTGCGATGTCCTGATCCAAGTCGCCGCGAGTCAGGAAAGGCAGCAGCCCCTCCTTCTCGATGTCGTTGAGGAAACCGGCGATATAGGCCTGGCTGAGCTGTTTCTGCTCGGCCGCGACCGACCGGCGCGCGCCTGCCCGAGCAACGTTGGTGCCGACAAGGAATGACTCGAGTCCGAGGTCGGGACGATCTGACCATGTGCTGCGGATATAGCCGACCAGTTCAGCGCGGCGGCGAGCGTTGAGCAGCGCGTTACGCTTCTCGATGGCAGCGGCCAGCTTCACCTCGTTCCCCATCTCGTCAGCGGCACGCAACGCAGCGTCTTCTAGGCCAAGCATGCCGTCAGTCGCCTGCAGCTGTTTGATGCGCGCCTGTAGGTCGCCTACCAGCTCGACCATTTCATTCTCGTTCAGCTCGCGCCCTGCGGCCTTGGCAGCAGCCTGGATTGTGTCGATGCAGTCTAGAGCGCCCATTAGTTCCTCAACTGACAAAGTGCCGCGGCCCGGTAAGCGGCGGCGTAGGTTTCGGCATCTGCGGCCAGTTCTTCGGCTTCGCGCAGAAATGGCTTCAGGTCGATTCCGGCTTGTGCAGCCATCTCGTCGGTCAGCGCCTGCTCATCGGCAAGCATACGCTCAGCGCCTTCAAGGTCTGTCCCGTCAAGCGAGTTGGCAGTTTCGTCCGCCATGTAGGCGGCTACCTCGCCTTCAGGATCTGAAACGGTCCTGATCGGCTCCTTGATGCGCTCAAGTGCGGCTTGTCGCTTGGCCGGATCGGCAAGATGGAAGATCGGCTCGACGTCGACTGGTCTTCCAGTTACGGCTTGGGCTACCGCCGCACGCAGCGCGCTTTCGCGAACCTGCCACGGCGCAGATTCGGCCATTGCCCGCGCAGTCTGGCGCAGCTCGAAACCAGACGCCGCCTTGCCGGCAGCTTCGTCTATGCGTGCCTGATAACGCTCAGGAATTTCTCCGCGCTCTAGGCGTGAAAGCTCTGCCCGCGCCTGCTCGGCACTCCGATTGCCTGCCAGGGCGTCGTCAACCTCAAGGCTGCGCTCTGTAAGTCGCTGCCGCTCCTCCGTGATTGCGTCACGCGCGGCACGCTCTGCCTGTTTGCGCGTTAGGCCTTGCTGCTGGAAAGCCTTGGCGCGATCTCGAAAAGACTCATCCAGCGTCGACAGGCTGCGATTGATAGCAGAGCGCTCGCCCTTCAGGTCGGCCACGTTTGGCAGGCGGCCCTCTGCGACGGCCTGCAGCTCTGCGCGAATCTGCGGGATCAGGTCGTCACGAGCTTGGATAGCCGACGCCTCGGCGATGCGCGCACGATCAGCCTCAATGCCGCGGGCCAGCGAATCGCTCAGGCGCAGCATGGGGTCGTCGTCGCCGCGCCGTAGTGCGATCTCTGGCGTCGTCGCCCTGGCCTCAGCGCCTTGCGGAGCTTCTGCCAGTGACTCGACCCTGACTTGCTCGAGCAGGTTGCCACGCCGAAGATCGCTGACCAGGCCGCCGGCCGCGTGCAGCCCGCCACCGAGAACTGATCCGAATGCTACGTTGAGCAGGCTATTGGTGATGTCGTAGTCGGCCTGATCCTGCGCGGATGCGTACAGCACCAGCGGCTCAACCATCGCCGCACCTACGGCGCCCTCTAGCGCCCCAACGCGAGCGCGAACGCCAAACCTGGCCGCTCTGGTAGTGGCATTGGCCAGCATCGACGCATAGCGCGCCTCGCCGACTACGGGGATAAATGCCGATGCGATGTTGATCGGGTCAATAGCCGAAGCGGCAAAGCCCGCAAGCAGCTGAACCGGGATGGTCGACGCCGGCGCGTTGTCGAGCAGGAACTTGCGCTGCGCCTCTGCGCGCTTACGCTCGACCAGGATATCAAGAACGCCTTCGCGAATACCGCCGTCATCGATGGATAGGTCGAGGCCTTCTTCCTTGACGCGTGCACGAGCAACCTCGGCAGGGAGCATGGGCGATTCAGGCTCAGCCCTAACGGCTGGGGAGGTATACCCGCGCGCCGTCATGGCAGGACGGATAACCTCACCCTGCTCGGCGTCAGCAAGCTCGGAAATCCTGCGGGCTGCCATCACCGGGTTATCAAAGGCCTGCTGATCCCACGCAGCCTCTGCCGCATCAAACTGCCCGGTGACCGAGTCCCTAAGAAGATCGTAATCCGGGTCGACGATATTGCCATCAAGATAGAGCGTCATCTCACTGATCTCGTTTTGCTGTAGTCGAGCATGCTGCCGCTAGGCATGGGGATATCGGCATTCGGAGCTTGGATGGCCTTCCGCACCGCCTGCTCTGCAAGATCATCCCAGCTACGTACAATCGGCTTCTTATTTTTATCGAGCACCGCCCTGCCGTTTCGGTAAAGCATCAAGCCTACATTTTCGTCTGCCGTGTTGACCCAGTAGGCTTCTTCGAGGTTGGCTCGCGCTTGATTGAACGCATCCTCTTGCTTCATCCATGGCTCCTTGACGAAATGCAAGGATGAAGGATCGATGCTCTCCAGCGCGCGCTCTGTGCCAACCTCAACGAGGTCAGCATCGAACGACTTCGGTACGCGATAGGTGCCGGCCAGCGTGTACTTGTCATCGATCAGCGATTTCTTCACCAGACTGACCGCGTCCCGCGCGCTCTTGCCCTGCCCCATGTAAGCGTAGGTCAGGCGTTCGGCTTCGCTGTAGAGCGTGGAGAATGTGCGCTCGCCACCGACCTGCCCGGCCAGGGTGTTGCGGAACTCAGCCATGCCCTCGTTCAGCGCAAGCTTGGCGTCGCGCGTCTCGGTGCTGTCGAGGCCCTTCTTCAGTTCCTCGGTCTTCAAGTGCGCAATACGGGCCAGCGTTGCCGCTGTCTGCTCGTCCACGCCAGAGCCAATGACCAGCGCGGCGCCCGGCAGCTTGTCCTGCAACTGCTTGTAGACGGTCGGCCAGTGCTTGCCCCACTGCTGTTGCAGCTGTTCGATGAGCTGAGCTGCGTTGCTTCCGCCGTCTTCAGTATTCTCGAATGCAGCGGCGATGCCGGCAGCCTGGCGGGAAGTGAGCAGTTTCGGATCTGGCGCACCAAGACGCTGTTGTTCGGCAAGCATGGCAGTTGCATACGCCTCGGTAGCTGCTGGGTCGCCACTTGACGCATCTTCAGCGGCCTTACGCAAATATGGGCTGTAGCTGGCTGCGTAGAATGCCGGGTCGCGCTGAAGCTCGTCCGCTGCTTGCGATGCTGCATTGATCAGCGTTCCGTACAGCTTGGCATCGACCGCGAAACCGTCTTCGGCCACGCCATCCTTGGCTGGACGGAACTGCTCGACTAGACGCATGCGCTCCTCGGGCGAAGCGGTCTTGACCTGACGAATAGCAGAACCAAGCGCCTGTGTCTTGGCAAACTGCTGGTAGCGCTCGGCGCCCTCTTTTGCTCCAAAGGACGCCACGAACTCTGACTGCGACGGCGGATTGTCGAATTCATAGCCGGACAGATAGGCCGACTGCGCGTCAGACACGCGACTCGACAGCTCCGCCCGGGCGATCGCCTGAATCTGCCTGGCCTCGATTTCGCGGCGCTTGATCTCGCGGTCGATCAGATTCGATACACGCACCTGGTCGTCGGCAGTCATCTGCCCTTGCGCAGTCTCAAAGTACTGCTTCGCGCGCCCCGGATCCTCGTTGACCATGCGAGAGATAACGGCCGTCGCCATGCCGCTGTTGGCCTGGAGCAAGTTGGCCTGCAGCATCTCCTCCGGGAGGCCTTTGCGCTCAGCCTGCGCCTTCAATACCTCATTGGCCGAGCGCTGGTAGTAGGCAATCTTCTCCGGGTTGTTGTAGTTCAGTGCAGCACCCTGCATGGCCGTCTCGAGCTGACCGCGGTCGACGTCATCGTAGTAGCGCTGACGCTCGCCGTATTCGTAGCGGTTCAGCTCGCGCGAGATGGACTCACGGCGCTGCGCAGCAACCTGGGTGAACAGGGCACGCTGCTCTTCTGATTTGAGACCGTCAGCGATCTTCGCCTGCGCCTCCTCGAACTGAGCAAGCGTGTTGTTGGTCACGTCGAGCGCGTTCTTGCCCTTGCGGGTGTACACACCGCTTTCCGGGTTGAACAGCGTGTTGTGCTGCCAGTCGGTCAGCTGCTTGTCGGCCTCGAGCAGGGCTGCTCGATTGGCGTTCTCGCGCTCCTTTTCGACCCGGCGCAGCATGGCATTCTCTGCCTGCTCAAGGCCGCGGGTGAAGCCTGACGCATCCGGCGCCCGCATGCTGAACCCGTTGGAGTTCACCGGGCGCAAGCTGACCTGGCGCTGCGAGTAATCTGGGACTCGTGCCATCAGGCGCCTCCAGCTGCAAACATGGCGCCCTTCTCGGCGCCGCCCAGGATAGAACCGAACGCTTCCATCTTGCCTTGCCACTTCGCCAGCTTGCCTTGCTGCCGCTGATCCATCGCCTGCACCCGGTAGCCGTAGGCCTCGCGCGCGGCGTTGTTGATGATCGTAAGCGCGTCCAGCTCGCCCAGCGCTGCGGCGTCGTTCTGCACCTGTCCGGCCGAGCCAGTGTTCACGTCGATGTTGCCTGCCGCGAAACCTGTGCGCTGTGCACCGATGACCTGCTGCGTGGTTTTACGCTGCTCATCGGCTTCAATGCTGCCGCGCTTGATGGCATCCCTCGCGGCCTGGTTCGAGATTCCGGCATTTACCTTGGCCACTTCGTCCAGGTACTTGCCTTGCTCATAGCTCGCGTAAGCGTTGAACAGGTTACTCACGCACATGGTTGGCGCCTCATCCAAAAACAGTGAAACGGGAGGCCAAGCGGCCCGTATGGCTCAGGATCGCCGAAGGTGAAGCCGAGCCAGCGCAGCCAGCGAATGGCCGCCGCGTTGCGGACATCGACGTAGTTGACCAGCACCTCATGGCGCGTGAGCATTTCTGCTACCTCCGGCTTGCAGACCTGCAGGAACGCCTTCGGAAAACGCTCTACATGGCGCGTGCTGATCAGCCACGGAACCCCGGCCTCTGCCGAATGCCGAGAATCACCGAACACGGCCACCACGATGCCGCTCACGACGATTTTTGACGCCTTGCAATGGTTAGCCAGCGCATCGGCAAGAGCTTTGCGCATGGGCGTTTGCAGGGCTTCCTCTATCTCGTCTCGGTCGGCCTGGCGGATGTCCGGCAGGATCGCATCGATATCCGCCTCACACAGCGGCACAACTTCAGCCTTTACCACTGACAGTCACCTCGGGAATGACAGCAAGGACGGTGAGCGGGAGCGGATCTGCCTGCTGGATGTAGACGCGACCAGACTCATCCCACACAGAGCTGATCTTGAGTTCGCTCGGGCCTGTCAGCAGCGGAATCGGTGCGTTGTAGCGCTGGCGATATTCGGGTTTCTGCTCGTAGAGCTTGTCGCCCTTCTTGCGCCCGGCCATGAAACCGCGTGACTCCTCCACGTACACCGTGACGCTGGGGATGATCTTGCGCTTGTCGAGCAATGTCTCGTTGCCTGGCACGTCGATCTCGAGCGTCTCGATCTCCGCCACATACGGCAGGCCAACATGGACCACTGCGGCGGACGACTGCAGGGTAATCGATCCGCCGGTCACTACGCGCTGAGGATGCACGTCGCCGTCTACCAGAACGGAAACGGTCTTGCCCTCGAGGTGAGACAGGCCAGACACGGTCGTGGCCATCAGCGCCCAATCGCTAACCGCAACGTCTCGCAGCGACTCCGGGCATATCTCGAGCAGCTTGGCCGTCATCACAGTGGACGACGTGAAGCCCGTCAGCTCGATCCGCACAATTTCATCGCCGGCCCGTAGACGCAGGCGGCGACCGATAAGGCCTGCACTGAACGACGAATGCCCGACGGCCGTTACCGTGACTTCCTCTGGATACTTCCAGTCCGTTCCGCCGCTGAGTGTCAGCGTCTCGTTGGTGGCATGGTTTCGGCCGTCATAGGTCAGCCCGCAGTCGACAAAGAACGCGTCTTCGATATCCTCGATCTGGCGCGTCTCTAGTCGCTCGATATAGCGCTTCGTGGCGCCATTGATCGTGCGGTTGACTAGCAAGTAAAGAGCGTCCTCTCCACCCTCTGCAATGCCGCACACCGACTCTACAGCGCCATCGGTGTGATGCTGATGCCAGGCCAGCAGCTGCTCCTCTGGCAGGAACGTCATTCCAAGCATCGCGCCATCATCACGCACCGCCCAGACGAGGCGGTCAGGCACCTGCTGGTACGCCCAGTCGACCAGCGTATGCCCGCGGAAGAAGTGCGGCGAGAACTTGGTCAGGTCGTCGCCGGAGAACCCGTCGCTTTCGAAGGTGTAGGCCAGCGAAGACACGGCATTGCCGCGTTGCTGCACGTAGATCGCGCTGTCGTTGATGACGATCGGTGGAATCTTGGAGATGCCGTTGTAGCTCTGGATGTCCGCCTTGACGTTCTTCGGTGTTATACCGGCGTCATCGCCTGCGATTACCCACTCACCGCCAGTTGTCAGCCCGAGCAGCTGCCGAAGCGGGAGCAGATGGCGGAAGCGATGAACCTGGCGCGCTGCTATGGTCAGGGTGATCGAGTCATCATCTTTAACCGGCGTCGCATAGCCGAAGTTCTTGAAGTTGCCAGTCTTGCTCATCCAGATGGTCTGGGGCTTCAGATTGCTTCCGGCGAAGCACAGGCGTTGCTGGTAGTAGCCGACGGCTCCGGGGTAGTTGCCAGCGCCAACGAACGGATTGTTTCCAGTCGGCGGCGTGTCTGTCTTGGTCGGCGAAATGTTGTTGTCGGTGAATGCAACGCTGTCCGCGCGGCCGATGAAGCCGTAAATGCCGGAACCGTTGTTGTCCTTGTAGACGTTGTAATAGTCGGCGCCAGTGACCGCAGACCAGCTAAGCACTGCGCCGGGCTTGCTATCCCAGCTTGCCACGCTGGCCGCAGTTGACGGCAGACTTTCTTCGGGAACCTCGCTATCCGATACGGCAGTGATTACGTAGCGGAAGGTCGTCGTATCGCCAGAGCCTCCAGAGCGCGCGGCGGCAGAAAGGCCAGTCGGCGCATTGATGCTCGGCACAAAACTGATCGCCGCCAGCGTCCAGTTGTCATGATCCAGGCGCGACAGTTCGCGTGGCGCATGCGACGGGTGAACGATCGTCATCACGTCAGCCGACTGCGTGTAGTTCAGGTCAAACAGCTGGGACTCGGTGAACGGCGTAACGATCTCATACGGCACGCCAGGGCTCGACTCTACGATGCCGCCATCCTTGTAGACGCGCATGTAGAGGTCGCCGAACTCTAGGACATAGGTCTGCTCATCATTGAACTGGAACGGGATCAGGCGGGCCTTCCCGCTGCCCTTGGCCTCGTAGATGAATCGGGTTCCAGGGCGATTCTTGACGCCCCCATAAGGCATCACGAAGAAATTCGAGCACAGGCGCAGGCCGGTCTGGTATCGGGCCAGATCGACGCGCGCGTAGAGGGACGGCGCCAGTTCGCCCGCAGCGAACGACGGCTGAATGATGCTGTTGCCCATCAGTTGCGCGCCTGTATGAACTCGGATTCTGGAACCGGGCCCTCCTCGCTCTCTTCAAAGGCGAGGGCCTGGGCCTGGCTGATGGTCATCTGGTAATTCTGCATCGCGGACGAGTAGTTCTCTGGCCTGGCCTGCAGCCCCATAGCAAGCTCGGCAGCAAGGCGCCACGCCAGCGCATTGACGAACATCTGCGGAAAGTAGGTCGTATCCTCGACGCGCACCGTGTAGACCAGCTCGGCCTGCTCCTGATTGCTCAGAATGGCTCGGCCGCCAGCCGCGTTCACGACCTTGAACGGCACGCGTTGCTCTGCAGTGGGCATCTCGAGCCCTGGCACGCTGATACGGCGCGCCTGCAGGCAGTTGACCGGGTAGCGGTAGCGAAACGCCCAGTTCTGCGGTGGCGAGCCGATATCAGCCAGCGCAACACGAGCCTCGGCAAAGGGCCAAGGGAACGCCTGCAGCACCTCGTCGCGGCACTGCTCGTAGTGGAGCGCGCACAGCTCGGCCGCCTTGCTCTGCTCGTCGATCGAGTCGATGAACTGGTTCTGCCCGATGCGGGTGAGCGCCATGTTGCAGATTTGAACGACACTGGCCATGCGATCTCCGGAAATGAGTAGGGGCCCGGAGGCCCCTTGGTGTTACGCGTCAGGCAGGTTGCCAGACTCTTCAGGCTTGACGGCCGGCTTGGGGCCGGGCTTTGCCTTGGCTTCAGGCTTGGGCTTGTCGCCACCAACCTTTTCCATCCAGCTGCCGAGATCCTTTTCGCTTGCAATCTCGAACTGTTCGCCGATGGCACGGAGGCCGCCGTAGAAGCCAACCTCTGTTGCGACTACGTCCATGACTCCTCCTTACGCGATGGTGAAGCCGCTGGCGTAGTAGGCGATGTCCTGAACGTCCTTGACCAAGCCGGCGAAGAAGCTACCAGCGGTCAGGGGGCCGGTGCCGACAACGTAGTTGGCACGCAGGTAACGGCGAACGCCACGCGGCACAGCCACGGCGACAGGCTGCTTGCCAGCGGCCATGCCCGCCAGAGCAACAGAGCCGGAGTCGTACAGCGTGACCCACGTGCTGTTGTCGTCGCTGGTCTGCAACTGGAAGTTCACGGTGGCCGCGCCGGCTGCGGTTGCAGTGGTCAGCGCAGTGACAACGAAGTGCATGGGCTCGCCAGCGCCAATGTCGCGACGGGTGTTGCCATGGGTCAGCGGACCCAGATCGATCACGTCGGTCGAAGCGGCTGTTGCGGTGACTGCCTGCGCAGCGCTGAAGGTATTCAGCTTATCGGTGATCATTTGGTTCTCCTCAAGCCACGGCGGCTTCGGTGTTGAGCAGGGCGTCAGTGGTGCGGAAAGGCACGCCACGCAGACTGGTGATGAACTCTCCATCGAACTCCTTGATGGAGAGCTGGACGTTGGACTTGTTCATAGCCTGGATGTCGAGCATCTCGCGGACGGTGCGGTTCATGTAGAACGCAGCACGACCCAAGCGCAGATTCGGGATGCGGTGGATGGCTCGAATCATGTTCTCGACCAGCTTCACCGAAGCGCCAGTGCTGTCAGCGATCAGGTCGGACACGTCGATGTTGCAGATGCGAACGGCATAGCGCCAATCTCGCAGGGCAACACCGCAATTCCACTTGTAGTGGTCGCGGAAGGCGCGGAACTTCTTGCCTGTGCCATCGTCGACCAGGTCGATGCCCATGTCGTTGTGGTCAAGACCGGCGTTGCTGCCTTTCGGGTAGATGCCGTGGACGGTGTGCTCGCCCCATACGACCAGCCAAATGGAGGTGTTGTCCGAGCCGGCGCCACCCATCTTGATGATGTTCGTGCCGTTCTTGGCGGTGCTGTCCGAGTAGCGCGGGGCTAGTCCAGTGAACTGAGCCGGGTTCAGCGCGGAGTTGTTGTAGAAGATGCCAGACGCCATGGTTTGGTTCATGCCTTCAACGAAGGCAGCGTTTTCGGACAGGCGGAATGCAGCAGTGCCGCCATTCAGCGCAGCGAGCGCCTCGTCCACTACGCCAAGCGATTCGAGCATCGCGCAGGTCTCATCGACTTGGGCAGTGGTGCTCTTTTCGCTCGGGATACCAGCGTTGAGCGCGCGGTAAGTACCAGCTGGCAATCCGGTGCGGGTGGTCGTGCGGTGGCCGGTCGGGAGGTTGCCTTCCAGCCAGAGCATGTCGGTCAAGATTTCGTTGGTCTGGCTCAGCATCTCGACGATGCGAGCCGGCTTGCTGTCAGGATCTTGGCGCTTTGCCCAATCCGTCAGAGTCAGTGCAGTGTTTCCGATAACAGCCATTTGTGTTTCCTCGATCAATTAGCGCCGTAGAAGACTTCAGCGTCAGATTTCCGGCTCTGTTGTTGATTGCCGCCCATCACGAGGTTGTCCTCGCTCAGTGCCTTGCCAATGCGATGACAGAACTTCACCAGCTCGGGGTGGTTACCGATTCCGGTTTCGTTCAGTAGGGCGCGCAGTTCAGGGCTTCCGAATTTCTCCACGGCCTTGACGGCGGTCTCTACGGTCTTGTCGTAGTTCTCGCCACCAAGCTCCTTGTCCGCTTTCACGGCGTCTGCCCAGCGCTGCGACTGTTCGGCCTGAGCCGCCTCAAGCGCCTGCATACGCTTCGAATCGAGCTGGCCCTGCAGGTCGAGTAGCTTCTGTGCTGCCTCTTGCGAGATACCCAGCTCCTTGGCGATGCCCTTGAAGCTGGTCAGCACTTCCGCATCGAGCTCTGCGCCGTCGGCGAGCTTGAAGTCGGCGTAATCATCAGGCGCCCCTTGGGGCTGGCCGTCGCCATCTGTTTTCTCTGGCGCGGGCGTTTCCGGGGTCGCCGGGGCCTGCTCAGGGGTTTCAACAGTGGCTCCGGACTGAACGTCTGCCGCTGCGCTGGTGGTGGCTTCCGGAGCGCTTGCTTGAGTCGAGTCAGTCATTGGTTTCCGTTTCCTCGGGTTGGCGGGCGTTCTCTGCTGCCATCACTGCGAACTGCGCGGGACACAGCCGGTCGATCTCGCCCAAAAGAAAAAGGCCGGTATCTCTCCGGCCCTCGTTGAAGTTCATCACCCCGCCGTGCGTGTTGAAGACGGGTTCGAACACCTTGCACCTGGCCATCAGGCGCCAGACGATGCGGCGCCCTCGCGGGTCGTCCATCAGCCAGCGAAAGTCAGCCTCGAGGGTTTCGCGGGACAGCCGCTCCTCACGCTCAGCCTTCTTCAGGGAGCGCTCATCGCTTGCGTTGGTCATTGGCCTACCAGTGCGGTCAGTGCGTTGTCGTTGGATACGTCGGTTTCAGAGAGCAGCTTGGCGCCCTGGATGCCTGCCAGCATCTGCTGGTTCATGGCCTCGGCCTGAGCCGCATCGGCGCGGGCCTTGCGAATCTGGCCAACCTCATCGTCAGAACGGATGATCGTCGGCGGCACACCAGACATGCCGGCGTACTCGTCTACAGCCTGGTCGAGGTTGAGCTTGTCGACGATGTCCGGGTAGATGCCAGCCAGGTTCCCAGCGAAGCTCACCACGCGCTCGATGCCAGTGACCCCGAGCGCCTTCTGCGCCTGAGCGAGGATCGAAACGTACTCGACGTTCAGATCCATGCCTGCCAGCTCTTGCGGAGGCGGCGGGAGCAGAGGCTTGCCAGGCAGCAGGCCAGACCAGCGCGGTGACGATTGCTCGATCATCAGGTTGAACACCCGATCGATCAGCGGGTCGAGCAGCTCGTCGTTCATCCGCTCGAGCACTGGCCCGAGCATCAGCATCTTCTCTTCCTTGCGCGCCGCGATCTCTGTCGCAGTGCGGACGTCATCCATCGAACTGATCATCAGGAACAGGTCGACGAAGAAGGCCGAGTTGATCCGCTCCTCGTGTGCCTCGATCTCGCCGCGCAATGCCGTATAGGCCGACGGGTTGATCTCATGCAGCGGCGCGAACTGCTGGCCGACGTTCGTCATGTCCAGGTATGTGATGTCGCCTGGCAGGATTGACGCACGCTGGCCGCGCAGTGAAGCAGGAGCACCCATTGGCGGGTTTACCAGCTTCTCGAGCATCTGCGCCTTGCGCTTCTCCATCAGCTGCAGTGCCTTGGTATCACCGAGCGCCACTGAGCCCGGCCCGTGGCCGTAGACGTTCTCACCGTTGACGTCCCAGCGCGGCACCATGATCGGCGAGGTCTGGAACCCGGACTGCCGCAGCAGCGCGTCGGAATCCCCGCCCTTCTCCCAATACACGGACCTGAACGGCATATTGCGGTTGTCTGGCCTGCCAGAATCACGCTTGTCGTTCGGCTCGACTGCGTGGCAGACGTCAACCCACGCATCCGGGTTGCTGCTGAGCAGGCTCTGCGCGGCCTGACTCATCGCGTCGCGCCCGAACTGCTGCTCCATCTGGCGCGCTGTCATGCGGAACTCGCGATAGAGCGTGTCCACCTGTTGCCGCGAACTGGTAGCGGCCATGTAGCTGCCTGCCGTGAAGTTGTAGAACCTCACGAACTCGTCATCGTCCGGCATGCAGGCAATGGCGCCGATGCCAAAACCGCCCAGCTCGCCGTAGAGAGTAGGCAACACGTTGTACAGATTGGAGCGCGCGAACACGTCCTGCATGACGCGCTCGGCCTGGTGCAGCCAGGACTTGACCGGCCCGAACTCCATCAGCGCAGCATCAGGCGTGGCCAGCTTGAACCACGGCCGAGATGGGCTGGTCATGCCCGAGAACATGCCAGAGGCGAGGATCTTCAGCGCCGCGCGTGACGTGCTGTTGATGATCTTCTGGTCCCGGCGCTTGCCCTCGTTGGCGTCGCTCAGATTCCAGCGGCCCATATCAGGCGCGATGTAGTCGCTGATGTCGCGCCACAGCGGGAGCCAGCCACGGTCACGCTCGGTTTTGAGCTGAGATATGCGGCGATCCAGGCGTTGACGCAACGAATCAGCCATATCATGCCCCCAGGAGCGTTTTCTGCCCGGTCTGAGCGGTTGTGTTTAGCCCACCTGCGCCAGTCAGGATCGTGCTGCCTGCGCCTGCCGCTGCAGCCCTGCGACGCCGCTCGTCCTCGCGCGCCTGCGTGACGCCAGGGTCGACCGCAGTCGGCGTGCTCTGGGTTGGTGCATCTGGGGCGCTCGGCGGCTTGGGTGTTTCCATATCAACGAGGCCGAGCGTGGCCACTTTGACGATCTTCTTGAGCGAGCTGCCGCACATTGTTTCTACCTCGCAAACGGGTCGTAGTCGCTGAGCAGAGCCGTGCCCTGCTCATGCGTGTGCTGTGATTTCTGGACGGGGAATGTGAAGGTCAGGGCCAAGGCGTCAGCGTCGTCAGGGCTGATGCCGAGGCGCTTCTTGATGTCCGCCTTCTTCTCCAGGGCGATCTGGTCACGCTGGTTGTGCGTGTACTCGGGCGAGGTGAGCTCAGCCTCAAGGTCTGGGTCTTCCTCGATTGCCAGGCCGGCACGCAACGCCTCGCGCAACTTCCACCAGATGTACGTCCGCATATTCGCGTAGTGGCCATCAGGCGCCGCGCTGGCGAAGTTCACGTCAATGATCGGGATTCCAGGCATAAGGCGCCGCAGCTGGTCAGCCACAGGCCCGCCAACACCGGTCGAGTCGACGAATACAGCGTCGGGCTTGTGGTCCTGCACCGCCGTGCACACTCGAGCGATGAAAAGCGTCGTGTCGCGCGTTTCGCTGCCAGGGATGCGGATCGGCGGAATGGTTCGAGCATCAAGCCCGCGCCGGAACCGGATCACGTTGTTGTCAGCGCCACCACGTGCGATGTCGATGCCACACACCAGCGCATCAGACAGACCGAATACAGCCTCGCGCCGCATTGCCTCAGCCACCCAGTCAGTCGGTATCAGCTGCAAGTCGGACGCCCTCGGGAACATGCCGCGGACACGCACGCGGAAGAAGTCGGAGTCTTCGCCGTAGTCCTCGGCCCACTTGGCGATCTGCGCCTTGTTGGTGCCGTCAACCGTGCGCGAGTCAACCTGCTTGGTGACCCAGCGGTGCTTGTAGCGTGTGAAGCACTCACGGAAACGCCCGGTGTTGCGCGTCGGGTTGCCGAAGGCCAGCCAGATGATCTCGGTGTCTTCGTCAGTCAGCGCACCCTCGGCCACCTCCCACACTTTGTCGGCAATGTTCGAGGCCTCGTCGAAGATCAGGACGATCCGCTTGCCCTTGTTGTGCAAGCCGGCGAATGCTTCGGTGTTGTGCTCGCTCCAAGGCACCGCGTCAGCCTTCCAGCTGTCAGTGTGCTCAGGGTCAACCGAGGCAACCTTCGTCGCGGTTACGTTGAACCAGTGCTTATTGATCGCCAGGCGGAACCACTTGCCGATCTCCGGCCAGGTCTTCGTCCGCAGCTGGTTCTCGGTGTTGGCCGTGACGACGACCTTGCAGTCCTCACAGGTGGACATGGCCCAGTTCAGGATCATGCCCATCTCGGCTGATTTGCCGATACCGTGACCGGACGCGACCGAGATCATCAACGGCTGGAAGCGCGTCTCTGGATTGTTCAGGTGGCCGCCAATGACGCCCATCGTCTCCCACTGCCAGTCGCGAGGACGCTCAACGCCTGCAAGCTCACCTTCGCCCCAAGGGAAGGCGTACATGGCAAAGCCCTGAGGGTCGTGCGTAAAACCTGCAATGTCGTCAATCAGCTGGAGCTCTAGGTCATTCCTGCTTTTGGCGTTCACGGGCTTTGGCCATCCGATCTGCGAGGCTGCCGACGACGTCATGCGCAACCTCCTGTCGATCGCGCCACTCATCAGGACGACGGTTCTTCAGCCAGAAGATCGCGGCAGTTGTGTCTGGCGGGTAATGCTTGATCAACGGGGTCTCGACAATCGCGCCCTCAATGACGCGGATATCAGTGTCCGGATGGCTGTAGCCCATTGCTCGCTGATACAGAGCATTGGCAACACGCTCATCGGCCACATCCTTGCCGAGCTTTAGGGACTCCGAAAACTCAGGATGCTGGATCTTCCAGAGGTTCAGCGTGCTCAGCGCCACCTCAAAGAAATCGGCCAATTCCTGATCGGTAGCGCCAAGCTTGCACAGCTTTCTCGCCTGCTCGGCGAACTCAGCCTTGTACTTACTTGGGCGTGCCATGGTGTTTTCTCTATGCGGATGCTGGAATCAGCTTCATCCAGTCGAAGGATGTGAAGATCGCAACGGTGACGCCATCGGAACCGATGAACTTCAGCCCATCAGACCCAAGCGTGTAGGTGTGCGCGGTGATCTCGTGCTCAACGCCTATGGCGTGAACGATGTGCTCATGCGGACTCCTAAGTTGTTTGCGCCAATACATCCACACATCTCTCCCGATCATCAAAGCGACACAGGCTGCGAGGCATATCAGGATCAGGGTGGCGTGGAGGCGTTTCATATCGTCTCGATGCTCACGCTCTCGCCGAACCCGACGTAGTCTTCCCATCCGTCGATAAGGCCGTCGTATTCTTCACTCATTGCCAGTCACCTTCGGCTGCGACACCACCCGGGCGATAGCCATAGCCACGCCGAGGACCATGTTCACGCTGGCCCATGCGACGGGGCTGATGTGGCCTTCGAACGCTACCCATGCGCCGGCTGCTGCGTTGAGCACTGCGGTGAGGATGGCGAGCTGCACACTGGTGAGACGCCAGCACTTGCGCCATTCGGGGATTAGGTTCATGAGCCAAACCCCTTGGCCAGGAACGGCCACAGCTTGTCGAACACGGCAACTAGCACCACGCCGGCGCCAATGCCATAGGTGAGCTTGTTGCTCAGCGTGTCCACCTTCCCGGCTACCTCGTCCTGACTCTCTCCGATCGCGGTGAGCTGGCGGGTCATGTGCTCGAACTGCTGCTCGAGCTTGGTCAGGCGGTTGGGTGACTGCGCGTGGTCGCGGTCGAATCTGTCCAGGCGATGCCGAGTGACGGCCGCCTCTTGCTCCAGGGCGCCGACTCGCTCATGCACTGTCCTGCCCTCATGGCTGTCGGTCATAGTGGAGTCTCGTTGGTGATTGGTCCGGCCTCACATGCGCGTGCGATCCGCCTATGAGCAAGGAGGCAGGCATGGGGCCGGAAGAGGGTTGGGCGCATGGTGGCGAGCCATTCAAACGGCCTTTAGCGCCCTAAACTGGTATTTCATTGCCGACTGAAGCGCGGATTGGCTTTCTAATCGGCATAAAAAAACCGACTCAGTGGTCGGTTTCTTGAATTGGCGTCGAGGCTAGGATTCGAACCCAGATCACACGGCTTTGGAGGCCGGCATGTTGCCGTTACACCACCTGGACGCTTGGTGCCGCCAAAAGGAATCGAACCCTTGGCATCCTGCTTACAAGGCAGGCGCTCTACCTACTGAGCTATAGCGGCTTGATTGGCTGGCAAGGCTGGATTCGAACCAACGACCGCCCGGTTAACAGCCGGGAGCACTACCGCTGTGCTACTTGCCAAACGATGCTGCAATCCCATCAGGCGAAGGAATCACAGCATGGAGAAATGATCCTACTAGCCGCACGGGAATGCAAGGACTTTTTCTCACCATTCAAGCCGCATCCTTCCACTGGTACAACAGGCCAGAAACCGGTGCCAGCGCGGCTTTGTCCATGTCATTGCAGGCCTGGAAGAAGGCGTCGATGTGTGACTCCCACTCACGGGTCCAGTTCTCGCTGCAGAGGCGCACGCCGTACTCGTCGAAGAGCCAGGCGCGGAAGGTCTCAGGGGTCGGCAGCGGGTCAGGCGTCGAGCTTTGCCCACCCTGATGCTGGCGGCGGTACCGGTAGAGAACGCCCTTGGCGACGTACTGCGCCTTCTCGCGCTTGGCTTCGGTCATACGCGGCAGCTTGGTGGCTGCCATCGCGAACACCAGCTCCTCGGCAATCTCCCGGTGGTCGTCTTCGGCCAGCGGCGAGTACATCCAGTGGCCGAAGCACTGCAGGCTGGCCGGCAGCGTACCGATCACCGACTGGACCATTCCGCACAGCGCCTGATCGAGCGCCACGTCGGTGCGTCGGTCCTTCTCGGTCTTCTGGATGCTGGCCTGCAGCATTCCCACCTCGAGGGCGTAGGAGGTAGTCGATTCCCGGCGCTGGTAGTAGGCGTCATGCCAGAGTTGACGCGCGCTGTTCATCTTCATGCTGCTGCTCCCTTAACCATGTCGGCCGAAACGATGATGCGCCCCACTTCGCCGTGCTCGGCGTGGTAGGTGATGACCTTGGCGTCTCGCCCACTCATCCACCCGCCGCGGCTCGCGTGACTGTCTGGCGCGGCCAGGGTGCGGTGCTGCTCGATCTGCATGGTGTTCGTCTCGCGCAGGACGTTGTGGTGCAGGTGGCCGGTGTGCGCATAGCTGTGCCTGGTACGGCCGAAGACCTCGCGGAACTTGGCGATGAACACCGTCTCAAGGGAGTCCATCCGCTTCTTGTGGCCGTGGTGGAAGAACAGCGACGTGCGGCCGTGCTCAATGCAGTAGTACGGATCCGGCCGGGTGATGACCTCAATGCGGGGCTCATCGGCGTACAGGGCTGCGAACAGCTCACGCAGCCAAGCGCTCGATGCCAGGTCATGGTTGCCCTCAGCCATCAGGAGAACGACGCGCTCGTGCTTCTGCAACAGCATGGCCGTCACGCGACGGATTACGCTGATGGCCACGCGCACCAGTTTCTGGAAGCGGGTATCGGCGTCAAGGACATGGCCGGAAGTTGGCGTAACCGCCTGGATTCCGTCCCAGTGCAGCAGATCCCCGAGCTGTGCGAATACGCCAGTATGGGAGTCAGGCGCCTGAGCGATGGCAGCACCAAACCAGCCGACCAGCGTGTCCTCGGCGATCTTCATATCCCATGCTGCGCCCGTCTCCTCCGCCCAGGCGTTCATGCCAAGGTGGTAGTCGGTGATGACGTAGCAGTTGAGCAGGTGCGCAAGCGTGTGCAGCGGAGCCGGCAGCGCCTTGGCTGGCTTGATGTCGAGGGCCAGCGCCTTGACCGCCTCCTTCATCAGTTCGGCTTGGCGCTCGTGATCGATGTTTGACTTGACCCACTGCAGTTTCTGCTCGCCGTCCTTGCCGTACAGCGTCGACGTGCCCTTGAGATGGAAGCCATCCGGCACCGTCTTCACCATGTCGTGCTCCGGGCTCCACCCCTGACGAGCCAGACGCGCCTTGTGGGTGTAGACGTTGCGCTCGTGCAGCCCAAGGATCTGCGCAGCCTCTGCCACAGTGCGGCCAGTCAGCGCGGCCTTGATTTCGTCGTCTGTCGCTTTGCGTGCGGCCATCAGGCCGCTCTCCCCTGCTGCATCAGAATTCGGATTGTCTCGATCGCGCGCCCGCTCTTGATCATGGCGGGGTCGCAGCGGTAGACGCGCCACCCGAGGCGGGCAGCGGCGTCGTATTTCTTGAGGTCGGCAGCGAAACCGGCACCGCGGGTGTGACGCCCGCCTGACCAACCGCCGCCCTCGCACTCGATCAGCAATCCGTGCTCTATCAGCGCGAAGTCAGCGCGCCAGTCCTGCAGCCCAGCCTTAGCCAGACGATCGCGCAGGCCCTTACCAGGCCCTCCACAAGCCTCAGCAGCGAACCTGTACTCTCGGATGGCTTCGATGCCTTCCGCGCGCAGGTGAAGGGCTAGCGCGTCCTCAGCCTGGCTAGCGGTGGATTTTCCCGATCCCGCACTTTTCGCCGGCTTGAGCGTGGTTTGGGCTGAGGCTTTACGGATCGGGAAAGTCATCTACCGGCCCTCGCTGCCAATGCCGCCACAACTGCAGCTCGTGCATCCGCGGGCACAGCCGACAGGAACAGCTGCGCTTGCCTCTGCCGCTCCTTCCCCGTGAGGTCGCGCACCTTCCACCTGATCAGGCAGGCCGTCTTGTCCGCTTCGATCAGCGCCCGAGCATCGGCAGTCAATTCCGCCAAGTTCAATCCAGCAGGAGCCGCAGAGGTGCTCATTCATCTTCGACCTCGACTTTCTCGGCGCCACACTTGGCGCAGTTCCAAATGGTCAGCTGCTGGCCCCGCGAACCGAACCGATAGCAGCCGTGGTCCTCGAAGTAGTGCTCGCACTGCACCGGCGCGAAGTTCATGTGCTTCTCGGTTTCGAATGCCACGTCTACGCCTTCCACGGTGCGCGGGTCGTGAATGCTCTGCGGGCCAAAGAATGTCTTGATATCCGGCCGCTGCTTCTCCTCATCCGAGCGGCAGTCGATGGTGTTCTGCTGGCCGAACTCCTGATTCGTCCGCTCAGCCCATGCGGCTTCACCCTGCAGCCCGGCGTATGCGGCCAGGTCTTCGTAGTTGTCAGCCCGGAACCCGCCTTGCTGGCTGCGAACCATCTTGAGCAGGCCCATGAAGAGCCAGCCCTGTTCTTCGGTCAGGTCGTGGCCAGTGATTGCGCGGAAGGCGTCAACTGTGGCGCCCATGCTCCGCTCGCCTGCCGGCTTGTCGTAGGTGGCAGATCGGTCCTTCATGTGGCCTAGGCCGGCTTCGAGGATCTGATGGGCTTTCACTGGCTGGCTTCCTTCTCGTTCAATTCGGTTACTTTCATGTCTGCCCATGCGGCCGCTAGCGGGGCCAGGACGGCGACAAAGACGATTAGCGCGATCTCTAGCCAGCTCATTGCGGCTTCCTTGTGGCTCTGTTGTTTGCGATCAGGGGGAGCTGGCCGG